TAGGTAAGCCTGTCATAGAAATCAATGTTGATGATGACCAACTTGAAGATAGACTTGATGAGGCATTACAGTTTTTTGCACAATATCACTATGATGGTATTCGTAGAACATACTTAAAATATAAATTAACTTCTGCTGATAAGACAAGGTTGTCAACATTAAATGCTAGTACCGAAACAGCAACAGATACACCATCAAGTAATACAACAACATGGTATGAAGATAATAATTATTTGGCCGTTCCAAGTTCTATCGTATCTGTAATCAATATTTTTCCTTTTTCAGATAAAGGCAACTTAAACTTATTTGATGTAAGATATCAATTAAGACTAAATGACTTGTATGACTTTTCTTCAACATCAGTAATAAACTATGATGTTGTATTAAGACACTTAGATTTCTTAGACCATATACTAGTAGGTGAAAAACCAATTCGTTTTAATCAACATGATAATAGATTATACATTGACATGGATTGGACAAACGATTTAGCTGCTGATGAATATATTGTAATTGAATGTTATCGTAAATTAGACCCAGAATCTTATACAGATATTTACAATGACATTTATTTAAAAAGATATGTAACAGCATTATTCAAAAAACAATGGGGTGCCAACTTATCTAAATTTAATGGTGTTACTATGATTGGTGGAGTATCATTAAATGGTGGCCAAATATTTCAAGAAGCATTAACAGATGTTGAAAAATTAGAAAAAGAAATTAGAGATTCATACGAATTAAACCCAGCAATGCTCATAGGATAATGCCATGCCAGTTAATCATTACTTTCAGGGTGGAAACGGCATTGGCGGAGAACAAGAGAAAAGACTATACGAAGATTTAATCGTAGAAGGTCTTAAAATCTACGGACATGATGTCTACTACCTACCAAGAACAATAGTCAATAAAGACCTAGTCTTAGGTGAAGATGTTGCAAGTAAATTTGATTCAGCACAACTTATTGAAATGTATATGGAGACAACTGAAGGTTTTGCTGGTGAACAAGAATTAATCAATAAGTTTGGTTTAGAAATTAGAGAAGATACAACCTTTATGGTTGCAAAAAGAACCTTTGATAATTTCGTAGATGATAATATTGCTCTTGTTGTTGAAGGCCGACCAAATGAAGGTGATATCATTTATATGCCTTTAATGAATAGTTTCTTTGAGATTCAATTTGTTGAAGACCAAGAACCATTCTTTCAATTAGGCCAACTACCTGTTTACAAACTAAGAGTTACACGCTGGGAATACAGTTCAGAAAGGTTGGATACAGGTGTTACAGATATTGATAGTGCTGAAGACCAATACTCACTTGACCAATTAGCACATCAAATGACACTTGAAGCTGAAACAGGTTCTCTATTGTTAGAAAATGATAGTGCAAGTGGAGAGAATAATTATTTCTTATTAGAAACATATGCAATACAAACACAATCGCCATATGCAGATAATATTGATTTAGATAACGAAGCAGGATTTGATACATCAAGTGTAACAGATGACATACTTGACTTTACAGAAAGAAACCCTTTTGGTGAGATTGACTTCTAATGTTTGGAGATTATTTTTACAATCAGACTTTAAGAAAGATGACCGTAGCATTCGGCACTATCTTTAATAATATTACTGTTAAAAGAAAAGATTCTTCTGGTACAGTTATTCAATCTATTAAAGTGCCATTATCATATGCGCCTAAAGAAAAATTTTTAGTAAGACTAGAACAACAGCCAGATATTAATGAAAGAGAATTTGCTTTAACATTGCCTAGAATGGGTTTTGAAATTGCAGGACTTTCATATGACGCTTCAAGAAAATTAACAAGAGTACAAAAATATAAATCTGTAAAATCAAATGTAGACGGTAAAGTATTAAATTATAATTATACACCTGTACCTTATAATATAAGTTTTAATTTATATTCTTTTACAGCAAGTGCAGAAGCAGGCCTACAAATAATAGAACAAATATTACCTTTCTTTCAACCTGATTATACTGTTACTATTAATGCAATACCTGAATTAGAAATAAAGAGAGATGTGCCTATTATATTAAATGATATTAATTATGAAGATACTTATGATGGTGCATTTACAACAAGAAGGGCCGTAATCTATACATTAAACTTTACAGCAAAAACTTACTTGTTTGGGCCTGATAGTACTCAGAAAACAATTAAAGAAGTTAATGTTGATTTATATTCTGATACAGATACAACAAATAAAGCAAGAGAAGAAAGAATTACAACAACCCCCAATCCTACAAGTGCTGACGCTGATGATGATTTTGGATTTACAACATCAATTAACTTTTATACAGATGGTAAGAGTTACAATCCTGAGACGGACACAGATGACTAAATAGTATTATTAAAAAATTATTTGCAGGTGAAATGAAACATTTAAACACTTATTATTATTTCAAATCAGCATTATCGGAAAAAATATGTGATGATATTGTCAAAGAAGGTAAATCTGCTAATCCTCAAATAGGGTTAACAGGTGAAGGTACTATTTTAAATAAATCACATCTTAGAAATATCCAAAATAAAAGAAAATCTAATGTATCTTGGATATCCGGACTTTGGTTGGAAAGAGAAATAGCTCCCTATGTTAAGAAAGCAAATGAAAGGTCAGGTTGGAATTTTGATATAATTCGTCCACAAGCTATGCAATTCACAAGTTATGATGAGGGAGATTATTATGGTTGGCATACAGATAGTGATTCTAATGGTGCTTATCCAAAACATCACGAGGATGCTGGACTTATGAGAAAATTATCAGTAACTATTTCATTATCTAATCCAGAAGATTATGATGGTGGCCTTTTAGAATTTGATACAAGACATAGTAGTGAACCTAATTTATCAAATATTGTTAGAGCTCATGAAATATTATCAAGAGGTTCTATTTGTGTTTTTCCTAGTTATACTTGGCATAGAGTTGCACCTATAACTATGGGTACTAGATTATCACTTGTAATTTGGTTTTTAGGATATCCTTGGAGGTAATTATGAATTTTAAAGAAGAAAAATATATTGTTATTAAAAATATTATATCAAAAGAACTTGCAAACTTTTTACATGAATATTTTTTGATTAAAAAACAGGTCTTTGTAACTTTTAAAGAATCAAGTTATATATCAAAATTCAACAATGATTGGGGAACATCTGGCGATGGTCAATGCCCAAAATCTTATTCTATGTATGGTGATATAGCTATGGATAATTTATTAAATAGTTTAACTGATAAGATTTCAGAAAAATCAGGTTATGATTTATTTCCTACTTATTCATATGGTAGAGTTTATGAAAAGGGGGCTGAATTAGAAAAACATACAGATAGAGAAAGTTGTGCTATATCAGGAACATTATGTTTGGGTGGTACTGATGTTTGGCCAATTTATCTAAAAGATGTCAATGAAAAAGAGATAGAAATAAACTTAAAACAAGGGGACATATTATTATATTCAGGATGTGAACTTGAACATTGGAGAAATGAATTTGAAGGTGAATTATGTACTCAGGTATTCTTACATTACAATGATAAAAATGGACTTGATGGCGATGAAAATAAATTTGATAAAAGGCCACATTTAGGACTTCCAAGTTTTTTCAAGGAAGATGAATTATAAAAATCATAAATAGCCGTATGAGTGATGATACATTAAACAAAATATTAGGTTTATCAGAAGTAGAGGATAAAAAAGAATTTAAACCTCCTGTTGTTCGTGATAAAGACAAATCAAAACCTGATGTAGACAAAGATTACAACTATAGTCGTGAGGCCTATTACGATTTAATTCAAAAAGGGCAAGAGGCTATTGATGGTATATTGTCTGTTGCAAAAGAAGGTGAACACCCAAGAGCTTACGAAGTGGCCGGCCAATTAATTAAAAGTGTTGGTGATACTGTTGATAAACTTCAAGACTTACAAAAGAAACTAAAAGATTTAAAAGAACTGCCAAAGACGGCAGACACCAAAATACAAAATGCTCTTTTTGTTGGTTCTACTGCTGAACTACAAAAAATGTTGAACAAAGATGAAAATACTAAAAGCAAAATCATTTCATCCACAGACGGAGATATTCAAGATTAGTGATTTAACTTATGTTAAACACGGTTTAATTCTTGAAAAACTTATAAACGGAGAAGAAATGATAAATCCAATAGAAGTCCACAAATGTACAAATGAAGGCACAATAGGTGCATTGGGCCAAGAATATAAAAAAGGATTATTAAAAGTTTTTAAAGGTAGTCGTAGAATTACAACTGCCATACAATTAGGTTACACACACATAGAAGGTATATATGTCTGACGCTTACTTAGGAAATCCGAATCTGAAGAAGATAAATGTTCCTGTTGAATTTACAAAGGAACAATTAGAAGAATATATTAAGTGTGAAAAAGACCCTTTATATTTTATTCAGAATTATGTACAGATAGTATCACTTGATGAAGGCCTTGTACCATTTAAGATGTACAACTTTCAAAAAGAAATGATTGGTACTATGCATAAGAATAGGTTTACAATATGTAAACTGCCTAGACAGTCTGGTAAATCAACAACTATTGTATCATACCTTTTACATTATGCATTATTTAATCCTAATTGTAACATTGCTATTTTGGCAAACAAATCATCTACAGCAAGAGATATTTTAGGAAGACTACAACTTGCATATGAAAATTTACCAAAATGGTTACAACAAGGTGTTATAAATTGGAACAAAGGTTCTATAGAATTAGAAAACAAATCAACTATTGTGGCCGCTTCAACATCATCAAGTGCAATTCGTGGTGGTTCTTATAACATCATATTCTTAGATGAGTTTGCTTTCGTACCAGCCAATATTGCTGAAGCGTTTTTCTCATCTGTATATCCTACAATATCTTCTGGACAAAAAACTAAGATGATAATTGTATCCACACCTCACGGTATGAATATGTACTACAAATTATGGACAGACGCTGTAAACAGCAATAACGATTATGTTCCAATTGATGTACATTGGTCAGAAGTGCCAGGTCGTGATGAAAAATGGAAAGAAGAAACAATACGAAACACATCACAAGAACAGTTTCAGGCGGAATTTGAATGTGAATTTTTAGGTTCTATTGATACATTGATTGCACCAAGTAAAATTAAATCAATGCCATATTTAACACCCATTACATCAAATGCTGGTTTAGATATGTATGAAAAGCCGGATAAAGAAAAAACTTATGTATGTACTGTTGATGTTGCACGAGGAACTGTAAAAGATTATTCTGCTTTCGTTATATTAGATGTATCACAAGTGCCTTATCGTGTTGTTGCAAAATATAGAAACAACGAAGTCAAACCTTTTGTGTTTCCTAATATTATTGCTCAAGTATGTGCCAATTACAATCAAGCACACATATTAGTAGAGGTCAATGATTTAGGTCAACAAATATCAGATACATTACAGTTTGAAATAGAATATGAAAATATGTTAATGACCACTCAAAGAGGTCGTGCAGGTCAGATTTTAGGTGCAGGTTTTTCAGGTAGAGGTTCATCATTAGGTGTTAGAATGACTAAACAAATTAAAAAAATAGGTTGTTCAAATATTAAAACGCTTATAGAATCTGATAAAATAATAATTAATGACTTTAATATTATAGAAGAAATATCAACATTCTCAAAAAGAGGAAACTCTTGGCAGGCTGAAGACGGATGTAATGATGACTTGATGATGTGTTTAGTTATATTTGGCTGGCTATCAAATCAAGAATACTTTAAAGAACTGACTGATTCAAATATCAGAAATCAACTTTATGTTGAACAACAAAATCTCATAGAGCAAGATATGGCACCATTTGGATTTGTTGATGATGGAACACCAGATGAATTAAAAACTGAAGTAGATGAATATGGAACAGTCTGGCATCCTGTTGTTCGTAAGGGTGAATGAAAACCAGACTTTATGAATATTATAAATATTGCCGAGTGAATATTTTTGACTATGGGGGTATGAATAATACCAAAAATGATAACAATAATTAGCTAATTAGAGGAGATAACACATGGCTTTTCAAGTATCACCAGGTGTTCTCGTACAGGAAAGAGACTTAACTAGAGTAATTCCTGCTGTTTCAACTTCTATAGGTGCTGTTGCTGGACAATTTGCAAAAGGACCTGTTGATGAAATCGTGGCAATTTCTAGTGAACAAGAGTTAGTAGATACTTTTGGTAAACCAGATTCAAGTACATTTGAGTACTTTTTCTCAGCTGCCAACTTTTTACAATACTCTAATGCTCTAAGAGTAGTACGAGCTACCAACTCATCTTTGTTAAATGCTACATCAAACGGAACTGGTTTGTTAGTAAAAAACAATGATGATTATACAAATAACTATGCTACAGGTCAAGCTTCAGTCGGTACATTTGCGGCTAGAAGTGCTGGTGCATGGGGTAACAACTTACTTGTGTCAACTTGTCCAAGTGCTACGGCATACGAACAAGAAGGTGTAACAACTGTGAACGATTCTTCAACTTCTGTTGGAGATACTACTGTTATACTTACAGATTCTTCAGGCGTAAATGTAGGAGATATCGTAAGTTTTTCAACAACAGCTGCAACAAATGATTATGATGATGGACACCAGTACAGAGTTACAGCAAATGACGGTTCAACAACAATTACAATCGTACAAAAAGAATCAGGAACAGGTGGTTTACAAACTACTTTAACTGATGGTGGAAATGTTAGAAGAAGATGGAGATACTACGATTCAGTAGACGGCGCTCCAGGTACTTCTGCTTATGTTTCTGACCGTTCAGGTTCTGGCGATGAAATACATGTTGTAGTCGTTGATGAAGACGGAGGAATTACAGGCGTGGCTGGAGATGTTTTAGAAACATATTCTAAACTATCTAAAGCTTCAGACGCTAAAACTCCACAAGGCGATAACAATTATTATCCAGATGTAATTTTCACAAAATCAAATTATGTCTATTGGATGGACCACAATACTTCAGGTTCAAATTGGGGTAATGCAGCTTCAGGTACTACATATACTGCTGTTAATACACCAACAAATGAATCACTATCTGCTGGTTCAGATGGTTCAACTGTAACAACAGGCGAAATGAAAACTGCTTATGAAAAGTTTTCAGACGCTGATACTGTTGATGTTGGATTAATAATCGCTGGTAAAGGAGACGGAACACATGTTGACAACTTAATAACAATTGCTGAAAACAGGAAAGACGCTGTAGTTTTTGCTTCACCTGAAAGAAGTGATGTTGTTAATGTAACAAACTCTCATACACAAACTGAAAATGTTAAAGACTTTTTTGATTCAAGAAGGTCTTCAAGTTATGCTGTGTTTGATAGTGGTTACAAATACATGTACGACAAATATAGTGATGTATATCGCTTTGTACCTTTAAATGGAGACATTGCTGGTTTAGCGGCTAGAACAGATTCTATTGCAGATTCTTGGTTCTCACCTGCTGGATTTAACAGAGGTGTTGTAAGAGGTGTAGTTAAACTTGCTTACAATCCAACTAAAGCACAAAGAGATATTTTATATCCAAAACGAATCAATCCTGTTGCAACCTTCCCAGGTCAAGGAACAGTATTATTCGGAGATAAAACTGCTTTATCATCACCTAGCGCTTTTGACAGAATCAATGTTAGAAGACTATTCATTGTATTAGAGAAAGCAATTTCAACTGCTTCTAAATTCCAACTCTTTGAGTTCAATGATGAATTTACAAGAGCTAACTTTAGAAACATTGTAGAACCTTTCCTAAGAGAAGTGCAAGGTCGTAGAGGGATTACAGACTTTTTAGTAGTTTGTGATGAAACAAATAATACAGGCGATGTAATAGATAGAAATGAATTTGTAGCAGAGATTTTTGTTAAACCTGCTCGTTCAATCAATTTTGTTACATTACAATTCGTTGCTACACGAACAGGTGTTGCATTTGAAGAAGTCGCTGGTTAATTTAGAGGAGAAAAAAGATGGCAAATATATCAGATTTCAAAGCTAAACTTGCTGGCGGTGGTGCAAGACCTAATCAGTTTAAGGTAACAATGCCTTTTCCTGGTTATGCTCAAGTAGGTGGCGAAATAGAAGACCTAGCGTTTCTATGTAAAGCAACAAGTTTACCGGCTATGAATGTAGCGTCTTTTGATGTTGGATTTAGAGGTCGTAAAATTAAAGTTGCAGGTGATAGAACATTTGAAGATTGGTCAGTTACAATCTATAATGATACATCATTTAAAGTAAGAAATGCATTTGAAAGATGGCAAAATGGTATCAACAATATGACAGATGGCGAAGGTTTAACTAACCCAGCTGACTATCAAGTTGACGCTTTTGTTGACCACTTAGACCGAAATGGTAACACAATTAAGTCTATAACATTAAGAGGAGCATTCCCAACATCAATAGGTTCTATTGGTTTGGATTATGATACAAATGATGAGATAGAAACTTATGAAGTTACATTTGCGTATCAATTCTTTGAATCAAATACAACTACCTAGTGGTCGTATAAATAATTGATACAATATAGGAGTTAAAGTATGGCTGAATTATTTGGGTTTCAAATTACGAAAGTAAAAAAAGAAGAAGACCCTAAGCAAAGCTTTACGACTACCCAGGCGGATGACGGAACTCAAACCGTCGCCGCCGGCGGGTATTTTGGCCAGTACCTTGATATGGAAGGTACTGCTAAGAGTGAAGCAGACTTAATAAGAAGATACAGAGAAATAGCATTACATCCCGAGTGCGATATGGCAGTTGAGGATATTGTTAATGAGGCTATTGTATCTAATGAATTGAAGGATGCTGTAAGAGTAAATACAGATAATTTACCTTATGGCAAAGATGTTAAAAAGAAAATTCACGAAGAATTTAAAAATGTATTAAATCTAATGCATTTTAACACAAAAGGTCATGACATATTCAGAAGATGGTATGTTGATGGCCGTGTCTACTATCAAAAAATTATAGATAGAGATTCACCAACATTGGGCATTACAGAATTAAAATATATTGACCCAAGAAAAATCAAAAAGATTAGAGAAGTAAGAAAGAAAAGACCAGAAGGCCAAACTGGCAGTCTTACAATGATAGATGAATATGTAGAGTATTACCTATTCAACGAAAAAGGAGTTTCAGGCACAACATCAGGTAGTGGTGTAAAAATTGCACCAGACACAATTGCTTTTTGTCCATCAGGTTTAGTAGACCAACAAAAAAATATTGTAATGTCTTATTTACATAAGGCAATCAAACCTGTTAATCAATTAAGAATGATTGAAGACGCTGTTGTTATATACAGAATAGCAAGAGCGCCTGAAAGAAGAATTTTTAAAATTGATGTAGGCAATTTACCAAAACTAAAAGCAGAACAATATCTAAGAGATGTTATGGCAAGATATAGAAATAAACTTGTCTATGACGCTTCTACAGGTGAAATCAGAGATGATAGAAACTATATGTCTATGCTTGAAGACTTTTGGTTACCAAGTAGAGAAGGTGGCAGAGGTACTGATATTTCTACATTACCAGGTGGCCAAAACTTAGGTGAAATTGCAGATATTGAATATTTTCAAAAGAAACTATATCGTTCATTAAATGTTCCTGTAAGTAGATTAGAATCTTCACAAGGGTTTAACTTAGGTCGTGCTAGTGAGATTACTAGAGATGAACTTAAATTTACTAAATTTGTACAAAGACTAAGAAAGAAATTTACAGAACTATTTAACGATTTATTAAAAACACAATTAATCTTAAAGAAAGTTATTTCTGAAGAAGACTGGACTTTGATTAATCAAAATATTAATTATGATTACTTACAAGATGGTCATTTTGCAGAATTAAAACAAACTGAAATGATGAGAGAAAGACTTCAGTTAGCAAACGAAATGAGAGATTATATTGGTAAGTTTTATAGTGTTGAGTACATCAGAAAAAATATACTCAAACAAAGCGACGCTGAAATTGATGAAATGGATGCACAAATTAAACAAGAAATTGATACTGGTATTATTCAAGACCCTACGGCTCAAATGGATGATACCCCAATGGAGGATGAAATATAATGAGTGAAGAAATAAGAAACTTTATAGATAAACTTGGCGATGGCAATAACATTGAAGCTGGGGATGCTTTCAAGGATGCTTTAAGACAAAAAGTAGGAGACAACTTAGATTCTAGAAGAAAAGAATTAGCAGGACAATTATTCAGTACTGCTCAAGCTGTACCTACAGAGGCAGAAACTTTTAGTGACCCAAAACCTGAAATTGCTGAACCAGGAACTTTTAATCAAGATGGTTCTGTTTCTACCCAAAATGATGGTAAAGCAGACATAGATTTAACATCAGATGAAGCTAAGTAATATATTTGAAGATTACAATTTAGTAGATTCATCTGCTTATAAATCATT